GACAGCATGTCGGCCAGTGGGGTGGCCGACGCGATGGTGGACCACGGGGTGCCCGCGGACACCGAGTGGCTGCCGGTGCGCCCGTAGGAGATCGTGGCGATCACACCGTTCTCGTTGATCGTCACGCCGCCGTTGACCAGCGCGTCGCCGCGGGCGAGCTCCAGCCGTGCCTCGACGGCGCGGGACATGCGCTCGGCGTCGGTGAGCAGGCCGTTGCGGATCGCGTCGGCGCCGGCGGACCGCTGGCGGAGCCGGTCGTACTCGCCCAGCCTCACCTTGCGGCTGATGGGCGGGAGTTCGCCGGACACCCGGGTCAGGCCGGGTCGGTGCCCGATCGGTGACTCGGCGTCGTATGCCCGGAACGTCGCGGCCTCGATGAGACCCTCACCGCCGCGGGTGAAGCGGTACTCCAGATCGTCGATCATCCGGCGCGGCAGCCACCGGGCCAGCGAGAACTGGTTGACCGACAGGTTGGCCTGGGCCTCCCGGACGTAGCCGGTGAGCTCGACCGGCTCGATGTAGTCGGCGTTGAGCAGCATGATCGGCTACCCCCTTTCAGACGTACCGGATGCGGCCGGCGACGTCGCCCTTACCGGCGGAGTCGACGGCGATCGGCAGGTAGGACTCGACGACCCGGCCGTGCGACAGCAGCGCACCCTGCGGGTCCTGGGTGGTGTCGGTCGGGGCGTCGACCGTGCACAGCAGGTGCCCTGCGAGCACCTCGGTGCCGTCGGACGCCCCGGCGGCACCGCCAGTCGTGGTGGTGACGGCGACGGCCGGGCTGGAGCCGCCGGTCAGTGACGCGCCGGAGGCGGTCATCTGCGACACGTTGTCACCCGCGTAGCGGCCGCCGAAGGTCACCACCCACGGCGTGCCAGGGCCGGGGCCACCGGACACCGACACCTCGCCAACGTTGATGGTCGACAGCGCCTCCAGCGCGCTCTTGACCGCGCTCGCCGCCGCGTTGTAGGCGATCGCCGCGGTGGTCTCACCGAGGAACGTCAGGGTGAACGTGCCGCCGGTCGGGGTGCCGGTGATGGTGACGGTCTGCACCTCGGAGGTGCGGCCGGCGTACGGGCCGTACTTGCCCGACGCGGTGATCTTCCCGAGCGGCAGGCCGCTGGGGAAGTACCCGTTGGGGTAGTGGGTGCCGGACGTGAACGCCGACGTGTCGAGCGTGATGCTCTCGGCGGCGTCGGTGCCGTGGGCGGACCCCAGCCACCGCTGGTCCTCGTTCTGGAACGTCTCGGTCACGGGGTTGAGGTTCACCCTCGTCTCCTATCCCGTCGTGGTCTTCTTGTGCCGCTCGGCGTAGAGCGACCTGCCGGCGTCGAGTGACGACGCCTTCTGCCCGGGCCTCGCGCCCTGGGCTGGATCCGGGCGCATCCCCGGCTTGCGGCGCTTGCCGTCGTCCTGGCCGTCGTCGCCCCCGTCGCGGTTGGCGACGAACGTCTCCAGCAGCTCGTCGGCGTCCGCGAGCAGCTCTTCCTTGGTGGAGCCGACCAGCCTGGCCGCCTGCTTCGCGGTCAGGCCCTTGTCGGCCTGCACCTCGGCACGCCAGCGGGCCTGCCGCTCGGCCTCGATGCTCTGCTCCTGCGCGGCGAGGCGCTCGGTGAGCTTCTCCAGGTCGGTCTTGCCGTCCCCGGTCGGCTTGCCGCCGAGCAGGTTGGCGAGCTGCTTGAGCGGGGCGAGTTCACCGAGCTGCTTCTCCAGCGCCTTGCGCGCCGCGCGCTCCTCGGCCAGCGCCTTCTTGCCACCCGGGCCGAGCGGTTCGTCCGGCGGGTCGACCCGAGGCGGGTCGGCCGGCGGAGGACCCGCTGGCGGATTCGCCGGGGGATCTGCGGGCGGATCGGTACCGTCCCCGCCGAGCTGCGGCCAGATCACCCGGCCGTCGCGGCGGAACCCGACCGCCACCAGCGGCAGGCCGGTGCGCGGGTGGGTCAGGGTCGGGTGTACCGGCAGGTCGCCTGCCGCGCGCAGTCCCGGCTTGATGATGGTGAGGGTCATCGCGACCTTCCTGATTCGTGTCCGGGCCTCGCGCCCGGTCAAGTCGTGATGTAACCGAACCGCCGCAGCAACCTGATTGCGTCTTCGCGGTCCGTGGCGGCGGCGAGCAGGCTCTCCGGCATGAGCCGCGGAACCCGCGCCCGGGTGTACCGGCCGCCGGCCTTGACGCCGGTCTCCCTGGCACCGAGCCGCTGACCAGCGATACCGCGCACCGTCGTCCCCTCGGTGGTGACGAGCGTGGGCCGGCCGAACACGTCCACCGGCTGCAGGCGGCCTACGTCCCGGCCGCCGCGCAGCATCCGGGCCTCGTCGGCGATGATCCGGGCGCCGGCCGGCGTCAGGCCGTACGCGCCGCGCCGGGCGTTGACCACCTGGCTGATGTCCGCCCCGAGCCTGATGCTCTCGGCGCCGGCTTTGGTGAACTGCTTGTCCTGCTCGGCCTTGCTGAGGCTGTCGAACCAGGCGCGCGGGTTGGTGCGGATGTCGTCGGCGCGGTCCTCAGCCGCCGGGATGTGCACGCAGTCGCCCCGGGTCTACAGCGCGGGTGACGATCGAACCCCGCGTTGTAGGCGTACCACCTCCCTGCCAGCACCACACAGCGCCCGCAGGTCCTGCCCACCACCATCCGCACGTAGCCACCGCAGCGCCGCCGGGCAGCCATCGCCACCTGGTCGGCCGCCCGGCCTGCGTCCGCGATCTGCGTCCGCACGATCGTGTCCAGCGCCGCGTACCCGCCCGCCAGCGCCTCGTCGACATCCGCGCCGGCGCCGATCGCCGACAGCGTCCCGACCACCGGCTGATACAGCAGGGTGTCCAGCGGACGCCCATCCGAGGCGACCCCCGCCAGCGCGGCAGCCGACACCCGGCCCTCCGCCGCAGGGTCGATGCCCTGCACGCCGAGCACCTCGGTCAGATACTCGTCGGCGGCCCGCGCGGCGGCGAGCTGGCTGGCGTTGGCCATCACCAGCAGATCCACCAGCAGCCTGGTCCACGACCCCGCGATGTCGGCCGGGTCCACCCGCAGCCACAACGCCCGCGCCAAGTCGGCGAGCGCCTCGGCCAGGATCCGGCGGCGCCGGTAGTGGGCCAGGGCGACCTGCTCAGCCGGCACCGGCCGGCACCGCCTCGTCGACCGGGGCGATATCCGGCAGGCCCGGCCGGCTCGCGGCCAACTCGGCGGCGATCATCCGGGCCGGGTTGCGGCGGGCCTCCGCCTCGTCCTCTTCCTCCATGCGCCGGATCTCCTCCGGTGCGTACCCGAGGTCGATCCGGGTCTGTCGCAGCGTCGTGATGCCCTGCTGGCGCTTCTTCACCGACGCGTCGGCCGCCTGCGCCACCGTCGGCGTGCTGGCGTCGCGCCACACGACTTTCATGCGGCGGACCCGCTTGTCCCAGTCCTCGCCGTCGCGGACCCGCAGCGCGATGGCCATCACCCGCCGCCAGTCCGCGCCGAGGCCGGTTTGCTTGCGCTCCACCCGCTTCACCATCTGCGCCTCAGACGACCGGATGGCGTCAGCGCTGGCCGGGTTGTCGCCGGTGAACTGGGTGTAGTGCGGCGGCAGCGCGGCCAGCTGGCCGGCGAGCTGCGCCAGCAGCTTGATCGTGTTGTGGAACACCGCCAGGTCGGACTCCTGGAACTGGCCTACCTGCGCCTCGCCCGGCTTCTTCTTCGTCGCCCAGATCCGGCCGGCGATCTGCTCGAACGCCGTGATCGGGTTGCCGTCCTCGTCCTCGAAGTCACCCTCCGAGAAGCCGAGCGCCCACCGGCGGGGCATGGCATGGAACTCGCCGCTGACCATCATGTCCGTGGCCATCTTGTTGGCCGCGTTCGCGATCGGAATCACCGAGGCGAACTCGCTGCGCCCGTCGTGCTTGAGCATCCGGCCCCGGTTCACCAGCGGCACCACCGGCACCACACCCAGCCGGTGCTCGTCGCGGTCCTGCTCCACCCAGCGCCGCGCCCGCACGAAGTGGTAAGTCGCCTCTGGCCGATACAGCGTCGCCCGCTGCACGTTGTCGGCGTCCTTCCACCTCTTCAGCGCGCTCACCGGCTGCCGGGTGCGCGGGTCCTGCTCGGTAATGCACTGCGTCGGGTGCTCTACCGTGATCAGCGGCGACTCGGTGTCCTCATCGAACGGGTCCGCCGGAGCATCCTCCGCCGTCGGACCCTCGTCGAGGGCACCACGGGCGCCGACGATCGCGTACGACCGGCCCAGGATGATGGACTCCAGATGCGCCTGAGGGGCTTGGCGGTCCATGTCGTTGTCCTGCCAGATGCCCCAGACATCCTCGTCGGCCTCGTCGACATCCACTCCGTTGCTGGTCGACCCCGGGAACCGGAAGCCGGTCAGATCCAGCCTGGCCTCGTAGGCGTCAGCGACCATCTCCGGCCAGTTGATGACCAGCTCCGCCAACCGCTCCCCGAACTCCTGCTTCAACTCCAGCGCCAGGAACCGCAGCGGCTGGCAACCCTCGTAGTAGGCGTCCAGCCGGCGCAGGGGCCGCTGCGCCGCCAGCAGCTTCTTGTCGAGGTAGGCGACGGTCTCCTCGGGCGTCATCGCCACGCGGTCACACCCCCTGTCGCGTACCCCGCCGCCCCCGACCCCGGAAGACGACCATTTTCGAGCTGACCGGCGGCGCCGGCCACAGCCCCGCCGCGGTCACGTCCCCGGCGGCCTCATGGCAGAGGATCGACACAACCGTCAGGTCGATCTTCCGACCGTCCTCGGGCTTGGTCAGCTTGTACCGGCCCCCCGGCCGCGGCTCCTTGTGCGTCGCCTCGACGTGCGCCTGCGTCGAGGCGCACCCGTCGTGGGTGAACGTCGCGTCCTTCTTCGTCACATCCGTGTGCAGCCGGTCGGCGGCCGCCTGCATCTGCAACGGGCGGGACGTGTACCAGCGGATCACCCGCTTCTCCCCGTACTCCGCCGCCCACTGGTCCACCTCCGTGGACCAGTACGGCGGGTCGGCGTACAGCCGCACCACGACGAACCGGCCCATCAGCTCCGCCAGGGCGTCGGACACCTCCGAGCGAGGCACCTGCCCGCCCCACTCCGCCGGATCCCACACCGTCGGCAACCGCATCCCGTCCGGGCCGTACATCGGCGTGAACTGGTAGCCGTCCTGCGTCTCCGCCCGAAAACCCGTCCAGTCGTCGATGTCGCTGCCGTCGAAGCCGAGCACCACCGGCGTGCCGTCGGGGACCTCGCGAGGCTTCGCCCGCGACTTCCAGCGGGCCGCGTCCATGTACTTGCCGGCGCCAGCCGCCATCCGGTTGCCGAAGAACCGTTCGGCCTGCGCCAAGTCGCCCTTTTCGATCAGCTCCTCGGCCTCAGCCTCGATGCCATCCAGGTTGACGTGCCGAGCCCCCGCGTACACCGCCGCGTGGATCTTCCGCCGGTCAGCCTTCCGGTCGTACTTCAGATGCTTCGGCGGTGGGCGGTGGAACTTGAAGATGTCCGGACGCTTCGACTGGTACGTCAGCTGCGCCTGAGACTTCTGCGTCGGATCGAACGCGTTCGTCGTCTCCTGGCTGCGGCCTCGCATGCCGGCCAGGCCGCGGCGCTGGGTGTCCGCGACCCCGATCATCTTGTTCTGCTTCGTCCAGATGCCCGTCTCGTCCTGCGCGGCGTAGCTGATCGGGTTACCCAGCCGCGCCTGTGCCGACGAGGTCACCACGTCGATCCGGCCGTCTTCGCGGTCCACGATCCGGGTGAACTCCTCGCCCACCCGCAGCAGGTCACCGAGCGGGCCCTGCCGGATCATCGCCTTCAACGGCCGGTAGATGTTGTCCGTCTGGTCCTCGGCGAACGCCGTGATCTGGATCAGCGGCGACGGGTGTCGAATCGCCATCGGCTCACCGGGGGCGTACTCGTACTCCCACCCGCACCCGCACCCGTGGTCCGAGCAGGCGTATCCGTCACCCCGGCCAGCCCACCCGTAGAACACCGACGGTCCGACCGCCTCGACGCTGATCCCCGTCGCCGACCACGGGCCCTTGCCCATCTTCTGCGGCGCGATCACCTGCGACCGGCGGTAGTAGAACGCCGGACCCAACAGCGGATCGTCAGGGATCCACTCGGCATCGTCGCGGACCCGGTAGTGGTTGAGCGTGCACCAAGCCTGCCAGTCGTACATCTCGAACGGCTGACCGCGCCGGAAACCGTCCGGGATGACGCAGTGCGACTCGATCCACTCGACCGCGACGAACAGGGTGGGGAAGTCGACGACGAACTGGCCTACCGGTTCGGGCTCAGCCCGCCGCGCCATCGACGACCCGGAAGCGCGCCCGCGCCGACTTACGCGCCGGAGCCGCCGGGGCCTGCCGCTCGGTGCGCTTCTCGGCGACCTCGTTGCCAGCGATCTTCCAGCCGTTCTCCTTCAGCCCCGCCGGCGTCAGGCCGATCTGGTCGGCGAACCGGTGCAGCGAGTTCTTGTCCGCCGCCGTCGCGTCGCCCGACTCGCAGACCGCCGCCGTACGGACCCACAGCGCCACCGTCTGCCAGCGCCACGGCTCACCCGCCCAGGCCGCGGCCTGCGGGGTGCGCCACGCCCACGCCCACAGCTCCAGCTCCCGGGCGTGCCGGGCTTCCGTCGCCTCGAGGTCAAGCTCCTTGTGCCGAACCTTGTCGGCGAACCAGATGTCGTACACCGAAACCCGCGGCAACGGGAACGCCGGCACGTCGCCGGTGTAACCCTCAGCCGGCAGCGGGGTGAGTGAAAGCCCGCGGCCGGCGGACCTCAGCGAGTTCGGGTCCGGCGGTGGGCCGGACCTGTTACGTGCTCCGCCGGATGGCATCTCGATCACTCCTCAGCCGCATCGCGCGGCATCGGGGCGGCCGTCCCATCGCGTGACGAACCAGGGACATTCTGGAAGCATGAACACGCCGCACCAGGCAAACACCAAATC